AACCGTGCAATTGGCTTCGATCATAACCTCCGCATACGTGGCAGCCTTCCGATAGATTCCACGATCCTGTGTAATCTTAACAAGCTCTTCCAAATCCGCGGTATCAGCATGGCTCTGGCGATACACATAATCCAGCTGGATATATAATTTCTGCATCTCATACGCAAGGACCGCCAGCGCATTGTATACCAGCGTACCCTCGCCGGTCTGGACTCCGGTTCCGGCTTCTTTTTTCGCATCGCTTAAGATTGTTTCAAATGTCCTATCTTCATACACCCTGATCCACCTCCACTTCTCCAAATTTCGTCACTGCTCGAAAGGAGACAAACATCTGATCATCTTTCCGGTCAACTTCAAAATCAGTAATATCTGAAATATACGGATTTACAAGCAGTGCGGACCGGATCTCATTCTCACAATCGGTCTGCAGGAATTCTTTTGAGACTGCCCGACCAATATACTGTTCCATATCTGCACCATAATCCCAGGAATAGATTGGGTAGCGAAAGCGCTGCGTCTGCAGGCAGTTCCATATCCATATCTTTATGGCTTCTTTTCCTTCCACGATTTTCCCAGTCAGCTGCCCCGTAGCGAAGTCAATTCCGTATTCCCTGGGAATTGTCCCAGTGCTTTCCAAAGTCATCTCCTGCGGCTCCTGTGCCGCGTAGAACGTAGGCAAAATACTCATACACTCACCATCTTTCCAAGTATCAGATACTGTGAATCACTCACACGGTAAACAGCCACCTGATCCCCCGCAGCAAGCGCCGGAAGATATTTTGACTGGTCTTGCAGTGCTCCACCAGCCGGACACTGACCGGCAACCGAGACTGCAGTCGGTAAGATCAATCGATCACTGAATAACAGATCATCCGATGCAAGCTCCAGCTTTCCAATGCGGCAGGACGTCGGTCCCGTCATCACTGCAAGCTGGATTCCTCCTGCTTTTCCGTCCATCTCTTCTCCTGCAGGACTTCTCATCGCATCCAACAGGTCCGCTTCCCATCCCATTTCATCACTCCTCATCTATTTGCTCTGTTTGACTGTACTTGCTTCCACCTCTGTCATGACCGCATCAAATTTCAACGTCAATTCCATCCGATACGTACCGTTCGACCAGGTGTGCTTATCCGATGCAATCCAATACCTTCCGGACAATCCGGTTGCTCCGTCCGTCACAGCTACGTAATAGCATGACAAGCAATTGATGTCTCCGATTGCTGAAAGCGTGATGGTCTGTGTCGGCAGTGTTTTCAGCTGGGTCTTTGCGGCCGTTACCGCATCCACTCCCTTTTCCTGCGTATAGATCGCCTGATACACGCCGAATTTCTGAATTGACTCATCATCCTTCACCTCTCCGATCTGACGTCCTTTGCTGTCCAGGATACGGATTCGATTCTTTGTCTCCTCCATCGTCTCCTGGATATCAGAGCTGAAAATATTTTCCTGGTCGGAAAGGACAAATTTTGAAACGATCCACTCTGACTTATAGATTCCAAGGCCCCGTTTATAGATCATTGCAAAATATTTATCTCCGGAAATCTTATGCGCTTTCGTATACGCAGCCATGATAATGTCATACAGGCTCATCTCATCACAGATCATGGATTTAATATTGATCCCGGTCGGATACAGGTACCGCACCGGAATCTGTGCATCAGCACACACTTCTGCCGCAATCGCTTCTGCAGTCGTATTCTTGAATTTCTTCTGATCCGTTGATTCCAGGAGGTTCTTCATCATATCCATCGCGGAAAACGTGATGGTACCGGTCTGGCTCGACCGCTCGATTCCGGAAATCTGCCCGTAAAACACTTCTCCGACACGCTCATCCGTTAAGGAGACAAAATCCCCTGTTTCTACCGCAGGAAGCTTCATTGTATCGTCATAAGGTGCATTCAGATATGCAAACTCGAAGCTCCTGGCCGCCTCCGACGCAGATCCGGACCAGGAAAATTCTGCACATGCATTTGTGATGTCATACTGAATATTCTGCTGTGGTTTAATCAGTTTTACGATCATCGCAGCCTCCTATCCCGGAATTGTCAGCACCTGCCCCGGTTTGATCAGATTCGGATTGCTTCCGATCACTGACTTGTTCGCCTCATACAGCTTTTTCCAGGAGGCAGATCCGGTCATTCGTCTGGCGATTGCGCTGAGACAATCGCCTTTTTTTACGGTATAAGTTGTTCCCTGTTTCTCCGGCTGTGTTCTTGCAACGCCTGTCCCATCCACTGTTGTTCCAGAGTCCAGTGAAGATAAGGTCACAACCGCAGAAGCCGTGACCTTAACTGCCCGGTGTTCTTTTAAAGAGATTGAGAAACTGATGTCACCGGTTCCATCATCCTCTCCCCAGTTGAAGCTTTCAATCCTACAAGGGAAATTGATTGGTGTTCCGGTAATAACCAGCTGTGGAGGAGTTCCCTCTCTCAGCTCTTCAATGATCTCTACGCACCGCTTCGGAGTTTTCAGTTTTCTGTAGGAACAATAGGTATCATATTGTCGTGGAAAAAAGGAGGAAAACGAAATCGTCCTTAATTTCCGCTTTCCTCCCAGATCAACCTCTCCCAATGCATTTACAGTAACTATTTCATTTCCACTTTCGGAGCTCACCGTATACTCAGACGGAATGATCGGAAAGCGAAACCATGTTGAACTTCCTTTAAGCCATATTTCCACTGAAACTGTAACCTCCTCTGTTTCCGGCCGACTTCTGGATCTTGCGGGCAAGCCGCTCCCCAAGACGATCGATGTCCGCCTCTTCTCTTATGATGATCTGATCAGCAAGCTTCGGAATGTTGACCGTCTGCCCCTGGCCGCTCTTTGCCATCTGCATAGAAACATCGTGCGGATAGATCCTCGTTCCGCGCGGAAGATCCAGGATCTCACCTCCACGCTCGTGTACCTGCACCAGGCCACCACGCCAGGAGCTGTCTCCGATCGCACGACCAGGAACACTCACAACCGATTCGGCAGATGCTCCACTGCCTGAAAGCTTTGTGACTCCCTTGATACCGTCAACAACACCCTTGATCGCATTTACAATTCCCTGGATCAGTCCAACAAGTGTATTTACGATTCCACTGAATATATCCACGATTCCTTTCCATGCCATTTCCCAGTCCCCTGTGAACACTCCTGTCAGAAATGTGGTGATTCCTTTGATCGTCTGGATAATTCCGGAGACGATCGTAATCACACCGGAAAGCAGACCGGCAAATGCTGAAATCGCCACTCCGCAGGCTCCTGCGACCACGGTACCGAACACATTCGCGAAGACCGGAGCAAATTCTTTCACCAGATTCAAAATCGGCTGCAGCGTCTCCTTCAGCTCTGAAAAACTCTTTTTCAAGTTTTCAAACGTCGGTGACGATGAATTGATTCCCGCTTTGAATACATCAAAATGTGTCGCAATCGAGATCAGCACAACAGCAAACGCTGCGAGCAACGACATCACAACTGCTACCGGCGATGTAAACGCTGCAGTCACTACTTTTGCAAGTCCTATACTCGTATGAAGCTGCTTAAAGCCTCCGGCCGCTCTGGATGCGATCCCGATCATCCGGTTAATGCCCACTCCTGCGGTTCCCAGTGTGCTTACAAACTTTCCGAGCATCATGATACCAGGCCCCACAGCCGCAGCTACCGCAAGCCATTTGACGATCTGTCTCTGCTGGGCTGCATCCATGTTATTAAATGCATCCATGAGATTTGTCACTTTTTCAACAAATGGCGTCACTGCATTGGCCACCGTATCTCCCACCGTATACTTCAGCACATCAAACGATGATTTCAGTTTTTCGACTGCGCCTCCTGGACCGGATAATAACGCATTCGCCATCTCATTTGCCGCAGATCCTGATGTTTCCAGTCCCTGGGAATACTTTTCAAACGTATCCGGAGACTGTTCGATCAGCGTCAGCCATTTTCCCATCTGCTCCTTGCCGAAGATTGCAGATGCCGCTGACATCCTCTCCTGGTCATTTAATCCCGAAAAGGAATCATGCAGTTTCTTCTGCATGGTCAGCATATCGTCCATCTTTCCATTCGAATCAAAGAAGCTGAGTCCTAACGATTTTATTGCTGCAGCACCATCTGCGGCCGGCGATGCAAGTTTTGCAAGCCCGGTCTTTAATGCTGTTGCTCCTTCTGATCCGGAGATTCCGGCATCGCCAAAGACATCCGTAACGACCGCAAGATCTTTGAATGACCATCCTACAGAATCCAACATCGGACCTGCTGTTGACATGGAATCAAAGAGATCCTGCACCGTTGTATTCGCCTGTGCCTGCGCTTTTGCCAGCATATCGGATGCGTCTATCGCTTTCAGTCCCTGGTCCGAGAAGATTTTCATGGCATTGCCGACACCGCCGGTAACCACCGATAGATCCGTTGCCGTTCCGGCCGCAAGATCCATGGCCGGAGCGATCATATCCGCAGCCTCTGCCGCGCTGAATCCCTGCCTCGCAAAGTTTAACGCCGCGTCTGCCGCGTCCTGCATTCCATACACAGAATTGGACGCTGCTGATTTGATGGATTTTTCCAGGATTTTCGCCTCAGAGTCCGTGGATCCCATTGTCTGCTGTACTAATTTCAGAGATTTATCAACTTCACCAAACTCGGCTGCCGACGCAACGCCCAGACCCACAAGCGGTGCTGTGACAGCAGCCGTCATCTTTGTACCGACGCTGGAGATCCCTTCCCCGAATTTTTCTACACTCTTCCATGCATTCTGGGCCTTTTTTGTTCCGGCCGTCAGCGTTCCGATGGTTTTATTGAAGGAGGACGTAAAGTTATCAATTAGATTAAAACGTACATCAACATCTCTTTTTGACATAAACTTTCACCTCCGTCAAAGTTTATATTTTTTTAACAACCTATCCATCCTTTCTCGCATAAACTCTGGATACTTTGTCTCATACTCTTGTCGAGTCCTTTCTGCATAATGTCTACCTGGTACAAAACCACCTGTATAGTGCCCATGAAAGTCATACTTTGCATGTCCATTCTCAACTAAATGGAAGTGAGGTGCCCGATTTGTGCTGTTCACATAAAGGGAATTCCCTTCTTTTCCACTTTCAACTTTCCATTTTCGTATTCGTTCACTATAACTTCCTGGCATCTTTGAATTAACATCTTCATTAAAATTTTTTGCAACTTTAAAAAGTGCATTCGACATTGAGCGTGGGCATACCTCTACTAACTTTTTTGCATCCTCGACCAAGGCATCTATACCTTCAATTTCTAATTGAAGCATCCTATCACCTCTCCATCTCATCCCTTAGGCTCCGATAATATTCTGCCTCTTCCTCAACAAATGCCCGGATCACCCGCTTATCTGATTCATGCGCGTCAAAATAAACTGACGGCGGCCAGTTGTGATTACAGAACAGGTAATACATCAACTGGAAATCGCCGTCAGTGTCGATCAGTTTTTTATTTCTTTGATATCCTCTTTTTCGTCCTCGTCATCATCTCCGAATCCGGATAACTCCGCCACCTCGTTAAAAACCTTTACGAGTTCTCCCCCCGGGAACAGCGTCTTTGCAAGGTCGATCGGCGATGCTGCGCCAAAATGTGTCTGCAGCTCCTTATCCTTTAAAGACGGCGTCTGCATGGACTCCACAACAATCAGTGCACGTGTGCGGAAGGTTTTGGAAATATCCACGTTTCCTTTCTTGTTAGTCGCAGTCGCCATGAGATCCGTGTAAGTATCTCCTGACAGTGCTTTGATCTCCACCATAACCTCCTCTCCCATCAGCTGAGAAAGGCGCTCTGCTCTGATCTTTTTTGTCGGCACCTCAGCGAGTTTCTCGCGATCCAGTCTCATAAGCATATCAATTGATAACATCGTCATAGTTTTTATTCCTCCTATGCACTAATTACATCCAGAAGATCCCAATCCTCAAATGTGAACGGAATTGTCTCCTCTGTGACTTTTCCAGATTCCCAGTCCATCAGCGTCAGTTTTGTCAGTTTGCAGTTATACAGAACGGTTCTCTCCGCTCCTAAAGCATCCGGATCATCCAATTTGATGATGATCTTAAAACTCGGTGTCTTTCCCCTCTTAAGCCGATCAGATACCTTTTTCATGATGGTGCTGCGTACATGATGCATTTTCAGAGTTCCGCTTCCTTCGATATTGGTCAGTTTCTTTCCTTTCGTAAGTTTTCTTACCTGCGGAACATCTGTATAAGACATCGAAAGCTCTGCCTGTGCAGATTCGATCTCAGACAGATAATCATCATCAAACCAGACTTCACCAAAGCTTCCGTTGATTGACTGGTTTGCCGTATATGTCTTTGTCATTCCTTATCACCTCCATCAAACGTTGATCGTTAAACTTACGTCCTCGATTGCATCCAGAAGAACAACCGTTGCCCTTAAGAATACGTGGGAACCAGTATTTGCAATTTTCACCTCGTCATCGGAGAGGTCCTCCGGTTTCTTCGTCTCACCATTCACTGTGACGCTCTTTCCAAGGCTCTCCAGATAGGTTCTCTGGCTTGTAAGATCGATCTCAGCAGTTCCGGACTCGATGATCCCGTCATTGACAAGTGTCTGGAAATATCCGTTGATTGCGGTGATCAGCAGACACTTATTATCGTAGCTGTTGGCATATTTACCGATGTAGCTGTCCTGAATCGTAGTCTGGATGTCTGACTTGATCATATCCATGTCCTCTACCAGCTTTGCTTTCTTGAACGAGTCGCCTTTGACGCCAGTCGTTGTCACAAATGAGGTAACCGCGCGGTCCAGTTTGACCTTTTCCCCATCCCAGAAACCTAAAAGTTTTCCGGTTCCAACCGCGGTATTTCTTGCCTCGGAATCCAGACGCTCCACATCATCAAAATCCTTTAACGGCGCGTAAGTGGCGGAGATCGTCACATCCGTTCCCGCAAAGATCCCGGCAATCCTCGGTGTCCCCTGTTCGGCCGTATAGGTTTTTCTCGTAATTGTCACGGAGTTATCTCCGTTATCGCTCGTCTCGTCCCTGTAGAGTTTTGAGGCCCAGTTGATGATTCCCTCGCAGTCTGCGGAATCCGCATTCGGCAGCACTGCCTTGATCATGTAATTGTTATTGTTTCTCTGGGATTTCACCCAAGAAACGATATCCTCCACTTTCCCATCAGTTTCCACGGTCGGGATCGCCATCCACTGGAAGGTTTCCGTCTCAAAATACTTCATCATAGCCGAATAGAGGCCACTGACATCTCCGGCGGTTGTCGGCATTACATAAACAAGGACCTTTAACGGTGCCTTGCTGTACCCCTTCAGTGCATCCTTGATATACTGCTGATTTGCTTCCGATAACGTTGTCGGCACATCCGAAACATCCCGGACCGTATAGGTATCCGGTGTTTCGGTTACACTCGCATCTCTGAGTACCAGAGCCACGATTCCTCTTGAACCGCGTTCGATCAGGCTTGCCGCCTTTTCAAGGAACGTAATCGAAATACTGGGCGATGTTAATTTTGCCATTTCAGTCTCCTTTCACTGTCATTTCTGTATGCAGATGCTCCATGATCTCCTCCGTATCCGGTTTTCTGGTATCTTCCCACCAGTCCAGTCCAAAAGAGATCTGCAGGATGTTATTCTGGTCACCGATATACTCGTGGTTGTACCGGAGAACCAGGAGTTCCCGATCTCTGATCCGGACTGTCATTCCAAGCAGTTCCCCGATCTCCTCCGCTTTTTCCAGGTTGTCCAACTGGTCCGGGACTCTCTGGACATACGTGATCAGAACAGAACAGCTCTTGTGCAGCATGTTTTTTGTCTGCCGGTCCATTCCGGCCGGAACACATTCCACAAAAAAATACGGGGGTACGGCTTTATCCACCGTATCATTCCCGTATCTTGTAATTTCCGGATATCTCTGCTTTAAAAGTCCATTGACTGTGCGGATCACGTCCGCATACTGGATATCAGCCATGATCCGCCTCCTTTACTGCATGGTCCTTCGACTCCGTGCACATGAGTTCCAGATAATAATTCTCCTCAAGAGGATTGGTGATGTAATTAATCTGGAACTGTCTGCCATTGTAGAGGACCACATCCTTCTCCGTGACATCCGTGTACCGGATTGTAACCTTATACATCAGATCGTTCACGTTCTTGTAATACTCAAGCTGTTCCTTTCCTCTGACAGGGCGGATCTCAGCCCAGCACTTTTTAAGAGGAACCAGCTCATGGACCGTATTTCCAAGTTCATCTTCCGCAGCCTGATACCGCATGATCGTCACACGGTGCTTCAGACGGCCCGGGTTGATTCCTTTTACCTGAGTCATTCCGCTGTCTCCCCTTTCAGTTCAAACTTCATCCGAAGCTGCAGGATGATGGACTGGAAGGTGTATTCGATTCGCTTCTTTGTCTGCTGCTCAGACTGCATCAGTTCCCGGTTGTCATACATATTCTGAACAATCGCAGCCAGAAGCACCTGGGCGGTCGGGTCCATATCATCGTACTCCCCGACCGCTGACCGGATATATTCCTTTCCGGCTTCCATCATTGTCTGAATCAAGCTGTCCTCTTCATCCCCGTCGATTCGGAGATAGCCTTTAATATCTTCCAGTCTCATACTGCTTCACTCCTTAATCGCCGGTTACCGTTGCATCGTCAACGGTGATCACACCGTTTACAAGAGCGTTCGGGTCCTTTGCCTTAATATCGAGTCTCAGGATGCCACGGAAAAGCGTCATATCCTGCTCATATGCGTTGAATCCGGTTACAGACGCGGTTGCAGATGCCAGGATGGAGAGCTTCTGACGGTCAAAGCATTTGATTCCTTCCTTCGCATCGCCGCAGATCATCGGGATGCCTCTCTTCTTCGCTGTTGAAACATTCGATTTCAGGATGAAATTCGGTGCCACCACAACCGGAATGTTTGTTGCACCAACTGCAAGCTGATGTTTGATCGGAGAGGTCTGATCCAGACTCGGCTTTAACAGATAGCGACCGTTGCTGTCCTTTAAAGTGTCCAGCCACTGTAATCCATCATCATTTGTAATGATCTTGGATGTAGGTGCAAACGCAGAGCCGAGCGTTACGTTGATCGCCTTCTTGATTCCATCAAGGTTTGCAAGCTCCGTCGCAGTCTTTGCCTGCATGATTCCAGTGATCTGATTGTTTCTTGTTGCAATATCCTCCTCTCCTAACCATACGATCAGGGTGTTTGTGAGGTTCGCATCGGAATCGGAAAGCAACTCATTGGTGATCGGCAGCCATCCGGCATATTTTTTGATGGAATACTCGATCACCTCGAAGCTCGGTCCTGCTACATTTCCGATCTTGCCGCCTTCCGCCACCTGTGTAAAGCCGGTATGGTTTGCTCTGGACTGATAGGTACGACGTCCGCTGTCAGTGGAAACATTCTCTGTATCGATCAGGGAAGATAACGAGAATTTTGCCTCCCTGTAGCGGTTGATCTCTGTCCGGATGTCATCCGGAACGGTATAACCGCCGTCTGCATTCGATCCTTCGGTGTTCGCCTTTGCATTTTTGAAATAATGGCGAGCCGCATCTGCAAACTCATGGACAACCCGGTTATAGTTGACATTGACATTATTAAGTGTTCCGCTGTTTACCGGATCGCCTGCGCCGCTTCCTTCGCCTTCTCCGCCTTCCGGATCCGGATCTTCTACATCCTTTAACAGATCAAATTTGTCCTGCATCTGCTGCAGCTTTTCTTTCTCTGCCTTTGCCTCCGCCAGTTTTCCCGCATTTACAAGGTCGATCACGACCTGTTTCTGTGCATTGATCTGGTTTAACAGTGCAAGTAATTTCTTATTCATGAACTTTCTCCTTTCACACCCCGTATTTGTCGAGGTCTCTTAACAGGTTCTCTTTTTCTTCTTCGGCAGCCTTTTCCTTTGCCTTTGCAGCCTGGAATTCCTTCACCATTTCCGGTGTCACTGCCATCATCCCGGAAGCATTCGTGAGCATCGGGGAAGCCTCTGAAATCCCATCTACAAATCCGAGCTCCACCGCTCTTTCCGCAGTCAGCCATGTCTCTTCATTCATGAGTTTCAGGATCTCATCCCTCGGATGTCCTGTTTTCGCAGCATACGCCCCGGCCAGTGCTTCATCATAGGTTCGGAGTGTTTCCGCCATTTTTTCCATATCCTGATGGTTTCCTGACACCCGGCCGGCTGACACGCAATGGATCATCAGCATTCCGATCGGTGAGATCGTGCAGTGTCCCGCCATCGCGATCACAGACGCCGCAGACGCCGCCAGGGACTCCACCTCGATATCCACGTCATTCCGGCTCCGGAGCATCGTGTACATCTCCTGTCCGGCCATTACCTCTCCACCTCCGGAGTTGATCTTTACCTGCAACCGGTCTCCCTTCGGAAGATCCGCAAGTGCTTTCTGGACATCCCCCGGAGTGCTGCATTCAATTCCAAACCAGTCATAGATTTCTTTCCAGTCATTCCCGACAATATCGCCGTTGATCTTCAAAATCATTTATTTCCGTCTCCTCCTTCCCCGTTTACTCCATATGCCGCGCCGACCGAAGTCAGTGGAACATAGTTTCCATTCACGATCAGTATGTCCCCACCCTCCTGTGACGGAAGATCAAGGAAATGGCGGCCCTCGTTTGGCGAATAAATGCCGTTCTGGATCGCCCACGTGATCGTTTTCATCTGCGTTTCCGCATTTGCGCGGAGCAGCACGCGCTCATTAAATTTATACAGATACCCTTCCGCCCGCTGCTCATCGGTCAGACATTTATAATTGATCTCCTGCTCATACATCGTCAGCCGGTACAGCATGGTATCTACTAAAAAAGCCAGCTGCTGCGTTTCTGAATTCGAATAGCTGGACTTTTCATAGTTATTGATCTGATTCGGTTTTACTCCGAACGCGGCCGCGATCTGCAAAGCCGTATACTTCCGGAGTTCATAATACTGGGCATCTGTCAGCTTATAAGAAAGCGGCTGCAATGTGAATCCGACCGGAAGAGGTACAACCTTTCCCGCGTTCTTCGCGCCGGTAAGAAGGTCATTGTATTCCTTCTGCAGTTTTGTCCGCAGCGTCTTATCGAGATCTCCGGTATACTGGAGCACACTGGATGCAGTCAGACCGCCCTGATACAGCCGGTTTAAGTATGCCTGAGAATGTCCGGCGCCGGTCACAGTGTCCTTTAAGATGTCGCGCACCGATTTTCCCATGATGCCGTCCCAGGTCAGCCATGTTTTGAAGTGCAGCACGCTGTCCTGTCGGAATGTATACGTTTTTCCAGACTTCGGATCAGAATACCGGTAATACAGCTGTCCCTTGTTTCCGAAGATTCCGGCGTCATCCATCAGAACATCCACACATTCCGACTGCATCGGCCAGAAACCCCTCACAACAATATCACCGCCGTATTTTCCTTTCCGGACATATTCCGTCTGGATCCACACATAAGCATTTCCATAGTGCTCACAATTGGCCTCGATCGTGGACCAGAATGTGGACGGTGTCATGACCGGATTCGGCCGGTACATCAACAGGTCCGCGATCCGGTCTGTCGGAGCTCTTACCCGTCCTCCACTCTCATCTTCCTTATAAAATTTCAACGGCATCTTACCCATTGCCTCAGACAAAACCTTCAGGCAGGTGAAATACGTGGTCTCGGCGATTGCTTTCGGCTTCTCCGAATCAATCCCCCACCACTTCATCAGCTTCTCAAAGCCACCCTCATCCGCAGTATCTGCCGAGATTTCATTCTTAAAAATTTTTTCTTTGATCATGTTCCATATACTCATGATATTTCCTCCAGGAACTTCGCCACATAATCGTTCAGATTCTCCGCTTCAAAATCATGATACAATGCCAGTTTAAAAGCCGCCAGCGTCGCATCTACCGGGTCGATTCTCTTTGTGGTCGCATCCTTATCGATCTTGATCAGACCGTTATTCTGCCTTATCACAGCGTTTGACATCGCATAATTCAGCAGTGGATTGTGCACATACTGAACATTTCCGCAATACACCTGCTCCCGGAACCCCTGCGTGGATTCATTCAGAGACTTATGACTCTGATATACCTCTTCCACCGTGTACCCTTCGTTGGAAAGATCCAGCATCAGTTTGCTGGCATTCGCCGGGTCAAAGCACAGGCACTGAATATCAAGATCCAGCTCCCGACAGGTCTCAAGCACATATTCCATAACGCGTGACTGATCCACGATCGGCGTGTCCGTCACTTCCAGATATCCCAACCGCAGCCATGCGTCATACGGAACCTTATCCTTCAGGATATGCTCCCGGACACGGTCCATCGATGGGATAAAACTGTGTGTCCATAGATAATACCGGACGATCGGGCGCCCGGTCTTATCGATCTCGGCAATCTGGTACGGGATAATGAACGCCACAGAAGTCAGGTCGATCTTGGCCGACATATCAAAACCGACATAGACCGGCCTGTTTCTCAGATCGATCGGCGCCTCTTTCACCTCGCAGGCTTTCCATTTTTTCATGTCCATATAACCGTTTTGCACTGCAGAAACCCAGATATTTAAGATTTTTGTCATAAATGCAATCATTTTCTCCGGAATCTGCTTTGCGACTTCATAATCCGCTTTGATTTTCTGGATTCCTTCCGGATAAAACGCCCGGATCGGGTTCGCCTTCTGCCAGGTTGTGATCGCTCCGGGATCATCTCCCGGATCTGCTTCACAGATATCGACAAAATACTCATCATTCTGCACATCTACGCTCGGATCCAGGATTTTCGAACAATAATCATATTCCTGTGTATAACAGGGATATGTGAGATCCTTTCCGGCCGTCGTGATGATCGACAGCATGGGTTCCTTCGTATTAGATCCAAGGCTCAAATCATAAAATTCGGTCGTCGGATGCTGATGATACTCATCCAGGATCAGATATGCCGGGTTCGTTCCATCTCCGGTTTTTCCGTCATCTTTTGAGAGAGCTTTAATAAAGGATCCAGACTTGATGTGAATAATCTCATCCCGTTTAAAATTGAATTTCGTCCGGAGCAGTGTTCTTTTTGTCATCAGGTCACACTCATTGAATACGATTCTTGACTGGTCCCGCTTTGTTCCGGCCGTGTACACCTCATAGGTTTCCTGATTTCGGGTTGCCTGCTCAGAAATCTCATTTAGTGCCTCACCTGCCTCCATCTGGGACTTTGCATTTTTTCGCCCGACCTCGGTAAAGGCTTTCTTGAAGCGTTTGAAACCGGTATCTTTATGGCGCCATCCATACAACTGGCATTCCCGAAACTTCTGCCAGGATGTCAACCGGATCGGCTGACCAGAAAGTTTCCCTTTGCTGTGATGGAGCAGGGAAAACCAGCGGACGATCTTGTCCGCACGTTCTTCATCCCAGATATACGGGAAATCCGGATCTCCGATCCGCTTCAGATCGTTTAAGAAACGTTCACAGGCCCATTTATGTTTCTGCCCTGACGGAATCTCTCCGCTGATACAGGATTTCGCGTATTTAGTAATCTCTTCCAGGTTTGTCATCAAATATCACCAAACATTTCTTCCAGTTCTTCCGCCTGGACCTTTGTCTTCGAGGAAGCTGCCTGCAGCCTTGCGGCCGGAGACATTCCAAGAACTTTTCCGGCCGTCTCCATCTCCTTCTTTGCCTGATTCATGATTGCAAACAGAGGATTCGGTTTGCCATTTATGACGCTCACGAACCCGCTTGCCTTGATTTCTTTACAGGTTTTTACATATAATGCATACGAATTTGCATATGAAATAAGCGCCGCCCGGTCGAGATTGTTGATCAGATCGATCTTTCTCAGATTCTCCAGGGTGCGCTTATATTCTTTCCTTGCTTCACTGTCCAGGAAGAGAGCTGCCGGGATGTTTTCCAGTTCATCTTTTCCAGCATTTACAAGGGATTCTTCATATTTTCTTGTTTCCTGGGTCTCCTTCGTCAGGTGACCCGTCTGCGCCGATAATGGCTTTCTTGGTCTCGGCATCTTTCTTCTCCTTTCCCCTGATTTCAGGGTATTTTTGCTTTTATCCCCATAAATGGGGATAAATCTGATGAGTTTTTAGAATTTTGCGAAAAGAAAAGAGGGACGGCGGTCTTGCGGCGCCCTCTCCGCACTTTTTTTGACCCCCTACCCCAGGAGCACGCTCGCAGCTGATCGAATACACGAACGCAGCTCGCTCTGACACTTCTCCTTCTCCTGTTGCCCCATACGGTACCTCACATGCACCGCATCATGAGAAGCTCGAGACAGTGGGATCAGGTTGTCCTGGTTCCAAAAGAGTTCCGGATCTTCTTCGGCCGGAACAATGTGATGAACAATGTTTGCATACTCGATCCTTCCTTGACTCTTTGCATAAGGATCAAGTCCTGAATAGATTGAAACGATCGTCTTCTGAAGTTTATTCCATCTGGATGTATGGTACAGCTTTCTTGTTCCCTGGGGCGCTGCATACTCCCGTTTAAATCCACACCCGCACTTTTTTCCCTCCGGCACTCTTTTTCCGCAGTGAGGGCAACGTTTATATATCATGTATCTTCCTCCGCATATAGCAAAAGCACCTGTTTCCAGGTGCCAGTTCTTTACTTTTAGCACGTAAAAATGTGTCATTTCGCTTGACAAGCACGCATTTATGTGCTATAATTATACTATCAAAAGGAAAGGAGGTCAGCAAATGAATGAGTCAATAAGCGAAATAATAAAAGACCTTTCAGAAGCGTTTCTTGCAATCGTCACCGCCATCTGCCTGATAGTTAAGACGAAGCACGAAACAAAATCCAAAAGGTCCAAACGCAAGTAAGAAGCCGGGGACATGGGGCGAAAGCCCTCTGCCCCTTGCCCCCGGTTCTTTCTTGATTATAACACATTCATTTGTTAAAGGAAATATGAAACTTATTCGTCTGGTCTTATTGATTCTGACCATTGCCATTCTCATTGATGGATTTTCCGGCGAGTTTACGTCTCCAACAGCTTTCGATTTCGTCAAATGGGGCGCTTATTTATTGTGCATAGCTGCCTACTATTTTTACAGGAGGAATCATACATGCAATTAAAAGAAATCCGCAAATCGAAAAATCTCTCAGTTCCTGCTCTTGCTGAATTGTCCGGTGTTCCCCGCCGTACGATCCAGGATCTGGAAGCACGTGACGACGGCAGAGTCTCCACAATGATAAAGCTCGCAGACGCTCTCGGTGTCACCCTTGATGAACTGTGCAGGGAAAAGGCGGCTGAATAAGCTGCCCTTTCTCTTACATGAAATACGATCCCACCGGCACCATAAGAGACAGCCGGTTGCCGCCTCCCACAAAGGAGGATCATTTTTGACTGGTGCCGTGTGCGCCGTATGAAAATAGTCACAAAAGAAAGATGCCTGTCGCATGACGGGCATCTTTTCCAGGGGAGATATTTGATTATGACATAGCGAGAACAGGACTCGAACCTGTGACCTCCAGGGTATGAACCTGGCGAGCTGCCATCTGCTCCATCTCGCAACTTGGAATGGGAGGATTTAAACCCCCGTCACGCTGGATATAAGCCAGTTGCTCTACCTGGCTGAGCTACATTCCAATCATCGCGACCTGCAACCGGTCGCTGATGTATTAAAGGAAAGGTCTTATCTTTAGGACAAATCGTTTTCCCGTCTGCCCTTTGGCTTCGATTATATTATAAAACGAACTTTCCGAACTTTCCGAACTATTTTTTACTTAATCTGCATTTTTTTCAGGTAACGATCGCGGATCACCAGTCTCGGATAATCCGGATTTCCCGCATAACCGATCTTCATAGCAATCTTTTCCCAAGTCAGGCCATCCACATAGTACATCCGAAATACGCAGCGTGTTGTTGTGTCCTCAATTGCATCGATCCAGTCCTCTACCGCTTTACACTTCTCGCGTTTCCGCTCAAGAATCTTCTTGCGCTGATCGTACAATTGACCGTCAAATCCGGTGACTCCCTGCGGCTGCGGATATCCTTTTCTGTAATCCATCACAACACTGCTGCCAATTCCATGATCCCCCTGCAGCATGTCCTCCAGTTCTTTCTCCAACAGATTGATCTCCCGGACCATTTTCCGATAACTATCCAATAACGCCCGAGTAATCTTGATCTTGTCCATTGGCATCGCCTCCTTTCATCAATACAGTTGCTGTATCACCGGAATGAGCATCATCGTACACCAGAAAACCGTATCTGCGATTTTATGTTCATTCTTACTTTTCACCGCCAAGAAACCGGCCCCCCAAGAACACGATGCATCTTATGATCATTCCAACGCAATATAGCATAATCATCCAGCTCATTCCTTGCTTCCTCCTCGATATCTCGGATCCGAGCAAAGGCTTGTCCCCGCATACGGCGGATGTGCCGCGCTCCAGCTCCGACGACTCCGGTCCTCGCTCATGATCGCGTACTCAGTAGCCTTCCGCTTCTTCATCATGGCACCGGCTATTTTCTCATCCCATTCCTTTTTACTCATCACTTCACCTCGTATTTTATGCCATACATCTCATATGTCTCATCCCGGTATTTCCGGATGTCCGCATTCTCGTCCCCGCAGATTCGATTGACCTCCGCAACAACCGCCTCCGAAAACCGGTAGAGCCTTGATCGATGATCATTCTCGCTCCGTACCCCAGTCCAACCAAACTGCTCGCACAGGATCCTGGCCGGAACCGACATCAGAAGCGCAAGAACCTTCTCGATTCGTTCCTCTTCATTCTCTCCAGACATTTCCTTTTCCCGTTCTTTCCATTCTGCCTGAATGTGATCATCGATCTCTTTGGCAATCTCTGCCTTCATCTGTTCCTTCGCATCACGGACCGCCTGTTTCCGGATTGCTTCGATCTGTTCAAGCGTGTACTGGTATGTAGTCCTGTTGGCAGCCTGCCGTTCCTGGCGCCGTCTCTCTGCCCGTGTCATCATCACCACCGCCGCCCTTTCTTATCAACCAAAGTCACTTTCCCGAGGACCCGCACATGACAGATCACACTCAGCGCCTTTATCATCTTGCGGAACATAATGATCTCTTCCGGTGGCCGATCAGCTGCCTTGATTGCTCTGGCCGCCGTTGGATCCGGATAACCCTCTGCATTTCTATCTTTCATCCTCATCATTCCTTCTCATAATTTTAGATTCGCCCAGATTCATATGATTCTTTTAGCTTTTCATAGTCGCACGATTCCATAATATTTGCCATCACTGCAACGGCCATTGTGTTTATTTCGTGCATAGTTTTTCCAAGCTTGACACCTTGCGGCATCACTGTGCTGTTACGAATCACCGCAAATAACGCCAGCTTATACTTTTCTTCTTGTGACATTTCAGTTTTCCTCTCCATCTGGGTCTTCCAGATCTGCAGTATTGGCTTCATACTCCCATCTGGAGATGAGGGTTATATTTTCCACCGGTACCTTACATAATTCCGCAAGTCCAGCCTTTCCCCCTTCTGCCAACACTGGAAGATTTACACTTTCTAAATTTTTCTTATCAAAGTCACGTACTATCGTCGCATAACCTCTGCTTTCCGGTCCGCCGTATAAGTCAGCACCTACGATCTTGTAATACATGCTTAATGTTACTTGTACTGTATTCATCTTCACTCTCCCAAATCTTAATACCGGCGCTGTCTTATGTACTTTAATAAATCCTCTACCCCCTGCTGGTATCCGTTGTAATAATTCTGAGCCTTTTGGATATCCGCATTGCAGTTAATGCTTGCATTGTGCTGCAGGATATTAGCATTCTTTTCTATCTCTTCATATTCCTTCTTATCCATCTATACCTCCAAATCTTAATTTTCTTCCATCTCTGCCCTGTATGGTTTCGGCAATGGCATCCATGCATTCACAAAAAAACCTGTAGAAAGATATGTGTAGTCCTCATCTCCCGGGTAGAATGCCCCGCTGCCGTCATCATCAACTCTATAAGTCGCAATATCCGGGAGTGTATAATTATCAAACGAAACCAATATATAGGTTTCTGGTTCCGGCAGTTTCTCTGCCACCGGGATCCACCGCTGCCGTTCTTCACCTTTCATTCGCTCAATTTCATCCGAGAGCCTCGCAACCCGTTCCAGCATCTGGCGGACCTGTTCCTGCGTCTCTGCATTAAGCTGTCTTATACCATCCGGATCCACTCCAGTATCTTCATAGTCCTTGAGTTTCCAGAGCGCTTCATAGAGCTTCCACCACACTTCATCGGTGATCTTTGCATCGGGCGCGATCTGCTTCCATTCCACGCCTTTCAGCTTCCATGATCCGTTATCTCTCTTTTCTGTCAGTCTCATCCGTTTTTCCTCCCCTCATCTGCTCGTCCAGTCCATTCATGGCACACACGCCGTTACACTTGGATGTTCTCACATTCTCCCAACTGCACTCCTCGCATTTGAATGTTTTCTGATCATCCCCGGCTTCAACGGCTCTCCGGATGGATTCTCTGCATTTCCAATAATCTCTCTCCATCTCATCCGATACGGAGATCCGGATCTCCACATGCGGGAACGGGAATAATTTAATTTTTTTCATCAGCATCTTCCTCCTTATCACTCATCTATGTTCAGCCAATCATTCCCCAGATAGCAGAACCCGTAAATTACAGCTCCTGTAAAAACGATCCATACCATCCAAAATACAGGTATCCATGTTATTGTTTTTTGTTTCACTGCATTTTCAATATCGGTATCAACTAATATTTCCGTGTTGTCCGAGATGGTTCCATCCCTTAAGTCCGTATAAATAGTTCCGTAGACCTCTCCCGGTACCGCATTGTAATCAAATCGCACAAACGGAGACTCGTTAATCCTGGTTATGTATTTAGCTGTTGGTCTCTTTATTTTTCCATAGTCAAACTCGACTGTAAGAAATCGGATCTTTTCACTGTGAATACTCTCACTATCAAAATAATCCCAACTCCAATACACTTCTGTTCGAGTATGTGTATTTCCTTTGCTGTCTGTTTCTGTAACTGTTCTTGTGTGCATGTTGTAATGTTCTTCGACTTTTTCTACATACAGATATGCACCGCCAAGTTCCGGATATGTAACCGTATCGACTGCTTCCAGATCCCCATATATAAACGCATTCCCTACAGAGGTGTTCATCCCATATTGGAACTGTTCCGGATCCGTGATCTGCAATGCAGAAAAATACTCTGAGTTCTTCTGAATCTCCCAGGACTCAATCCGTCCTGACACAAGCAAGCCGATAAACAGCATAACGGCCGCGATCGTAACGCTGGCGATAATCTCTCTTTTGGTTATTTGCATCCTACTCTCCCAACAAATGTGTCGGTGCGTCCACCGGTGCATTATAATCAAGCAGCTCATACTCTATCGGCTCGTATCCGGTCCATTCGAGGTAGATTCTGGCCGGAAAGCTTTTTACATATCTCCGATAGGCTCCAACCTGTTTGTTATAATTTGTGCGGTACTGAGCAATCAGGTTCTCCGTGGTCGCAAGTTCCATCATGTATTGTTTATAGTTCTCATTGCTTTTCAGCTCCGGGTATGCTTCTGCAACCGCTGAAATGGCAGTGTATGCATTCTCAATATTTCCCGCACCACCGCGGCCGTCAACAATCCCCTGCAAAACTTCCGCCTCATGTCTGTCATACTGCATGATCGCATCCGCCAGATTTGGAAGCAGATCAAACCGCCGTTTTTCCTGTACATGAATATCTGATTCTGCCATTTCAACCGCCTGTTCCAGGTCAATCGCTTTATTCCTGCTGCCCTGGACTCCAAACACACACGCCAAGACCATAAAAAGTATTCCTGTCGCCACTACTGCTGCCATCTTAAGCTTTCCCATTTTGCTTTACCTCCGCTTTCCTCATCATGATTCTGCTTGCATCTTTTTCTCCATCTTTCCAACTTTTCCTCATAGCTGCCTTTTCCGAACTTCAGTCCACCCAGTACCATCTTCCGCACACAATCCCATTTCATACACATCTCATCAGTCCAGAACTCTGAATAATCATCTTCATCCAGGCTCACCTTCCAGGTGTTTCCGTATACTTTCCCAGCAGCCGCATAGCGTGATACTCTCTGAGACGGAATTCCGGTAATCTGGTGAACTTCGCCAGCCTTCAGACCAGTGTATTCCACTGTACCGGTCTGGATATTTCTCAGTGTATAACTGTAACTCAAGCCGTCTCACCACCTTACTCGCTTTTCTGCAGCTCTTTCAGTTTCTCGATCATGGCAGACCGGTTTGTACGGCAATCCCGGAAGAACTTCCCAGGTTCAAGGATATACTGCTCACTAAGTCCATAACCTTCTTCGTACCGTGATCCGCTTTTGACCTCCCATCCGAGAAATATCATTGCATGATACACTTTAACCACAAAACTCGTTCCATCCGGAAGATCATACCGGTAATACTTCTCTCCGGTTTCCTGGTTATCAATCCAAAGCGGCCAGGACTCATAATCATCCACGAAAGCGGCTCGCTGATCATTGTTTTTTAGACGGGGCAGCTCCGGCTGTTCTGCTTTTTCCTCTTCCGGCTCCGGTTCTGCTGCCTCATGGCTCTTCAGCAGAAGTTCATACGCCTGTATCATCATCATATATTTCGTACAGAGAAATTCCGCCTGCCCCATCTTCCAGCCTTCTCCCATACATTCCAACCGGGCCTTTGCATCCAGGATCATGCTTTCCAACTGATCGCGATTATAATCTACTGGTTCAGCCGTACATTCTGGATCTGGCGGAGTACTGTCCAGGTCACAAGCAACCGAGTTTAAATCTTTGACGGTCTTCTGTGTATCTTCCAAGGCAATCACATTCCACATGCTCTGTATCGCTGCGCATAAATAGAACCACTCACAATCTCCGAGAAAGTCTTTCCCCCAGAACTGGATATATTTATCAAACAGATTCACATGCATCATTTCCCCGTCATCACTCTTGAGCCACCATGTACGATTGGAGTAGCCTTTAATTTTTTCTTTTATCTGCTTTTCGGATTCAACAACATTCAACACTCGATTCTGGTAATCCTGTCCGAACCATGATTTCCAGTCGCTGATCAATTTTCTCGCCAGCTCATTACATCGTTTCTCTCGGAATCCATAATCATCCATCGGATACCGCTGCTTTTCGGCAGCGTTTCCACCACAATTTGGCAGTGTCTCTGATTCTTCCTGTTGCGACATCGCAACACATTCTGTCTCGTCCTCGATCAGATCCTCCGCAGTCACCGAAAAACTTCCCCTCGCCGGGATCAGCTCCTCCGTTTCCTCTGCGGCCACCACCGCGTCGGTCTCATCCGGATCATCCACAGCATCGTCCATCCCCGGGAAATCCGAGATATTGAGCTGCCCCGGAATATCATAATACGGCAACTCTTTCGGCTTCTTCAGTTCCCGGATCTCACGCACCGTCATGCCCGGAGTCACATCCTCAAGCTGATCCGCATCAAGGTTTAGCATCTCCTGCAGCTGCGCTTTGCTGTAATCCCGATATTCCTCGGCCAGAACCGGGCTGTTCCCGCCTACAGAAAACTTGTCATTTCTCTTCATATACCGGCTGGCCGTTGATTTGCTGAATCCAAATGTAGCCGCAGCATACTCCCAGATGTCCACATACCCAGCCGTAAGATACAGCTTATGGTCCCGGACTCCCTTGAGGTAATAACCCACGACGATTACCGAACGTGCTGCATCCTTCAATCCATTCCGGATCCCTGCATCCGCTTCTTCCAGAGTCATGACATGTCCGCTTGTAATGTCTTCCTCGCTTTTCAGAACCGCAATGTTTTCCTGATCCATACTAATTTCCCTTTCCTTTCACACATCCAGAGGAACCTTTTCCGCCCCTCTGGATGCATCTCTTAAATTATCCGATGATCACGATCCGGTTCCGGATCTCCTCCGGCATATCTGCAAGCGCTTTCTTGAAATATTCCTTAATGCGGCTCACTGCTTCGTTCTTCCAGACGCCGCCCTCCGCTTCGATCAGTGAGAACGCCGGAGTCTGTTTATCTGCCATCCGGAACACGAAGTTCGAGAACGGCTGCTCGATCTCCTGGAAAGTGCGGTACGGTGCCAGGAAAACCGGATTCGGCACAATCACATCCGACTTTGACGCAACTCCAACGTTCATCGTAGCGACCTGAGTCTTTCCATCATCCGAGAATGTTGTGCTGTTCTTCTGCTCCACGTTACCTGCAAACTTGATCAGAACGTCACGGTCCGAACTCGGAACAAAATTGGACTGGATCTCGATCATGAAACGCTCCTGATCATACCAGTTATCGAACCGGAACTTCGAAATCTCCGCCTTGCAGGAGAACAGGCATTCTCTTTTTCTCTCGATGTTCAATTCAGAAATAAGATTTACCTCTTCCGGATCCTCGATCTGGATGATCATCCGACTTGTCGAGAATTCATTCGAAAGTGATTTAATGTAATCAACCAGCGCTGACAGGGATGACGCCTCGATTGCTGCCGCTCTCTTCGGTGCTCCGTAACGCTCCAGGTGCTTATTTGCATAGGTCTCGCCGCAGATTTCCAGGACCTGGACCTTTTCCGCCTCATTGCCGACTCCAATCAGGTACTGCATCGCTTCTTTTAATCCTTCTAACATGGTTTTCTCCTCTCATTTACGCTCTTAAGTCAATCGGTCCTTTTCTCTCCTCGTCCAGGATCTCCCCGGTCTCTGGATCAAATGGTTTCTCTTCCGTCCGCTCCACTGCGGTATACGCTGCCACCTGCGGTCGGTTGTTCCCATACTCGGACATCTCGATCCGGCCGGTCTTCGCATCCTGACCGATCAGGAACAGGGATTTGCCCTTTCTGGATCCTGCAAGCTTCGTCTTTACATCAAACTCAACGTTGATTCCTCCCGTATCCCCGGGAACAAAGCTCAGGTTGATCGTGATTCCTCTTTTTGCTTCCGGATCCATATTGGGATCCAGAATGTTCCGGCCGACCTGCGCCAGCGCAATTTTAAACCTCTCAGCCAGTTCTCCGCCGGCGATCGAGTCAAACGTGATCTTTGCCATCTTCCTCACCTCCTCTCAAGTTAATTGAACGGTAGTCCCTCGTCTTCAACTCCCTCCGGAACATCCATAAAGTCATCTCCGGATCTGCTTCCGCCTGATCTTGGACTATTCCCGCTGCCGTCCCGCTTTCCATCTGCGAATTCCTGGCTTTCAATGATGACATCCGTCGTATAGACCTTCTGTCCATCCCGGTTCACATAGCTCCCAGTCTGCAAATGTCCGCTGACCAGTACCCGGAGTCCCTGGCGAAAATATTTCTCAGCGAACTCCCCGGCGCGGTCAAATGCCACGCAGTTGATAAAATCTGCTCCCGGTTCTGTATTCTGCTGTGTTTTTCTCCGGTCAATCGCCAGCGTATACCTTGCGATCGCCATCGAGCGCTCTCCCTGGGAATACCGGACTTCCGGATCCCTTGCCAATCTCCCCATCAAAATAACCTTATTCATTCTTTTCTCCTTTCTGTGACAGCTGGTGACAACTATGTGACAGCTTTATGACAGCTTTTCAAAACAACCTGTCATTCAATTTTTCCTTATTTTATCTATGCTTTCAAGCATTCTTTTATCTTCTATGACAGATATGACAACTTTTTATAAATTACAATACATATGCGCGCGCACACATGCGAGAGTGGGAAAAACCTGTCATTTCTGTCATTCCCGTCACGGCATGACCGGAAATCCGCATAAAATAAGGCTTTTCGCACTTTGCTGATTTTCCGAAACCTGTCACAAACCTGTCATTCACCTGTCATTCACCTGTCATTCCTCCTCCAATGGCAGAAAGCCATCATCCTTTAATGTTACATTCAAAAAGCATCGTTCCGACGCAGTCCGTTTAAACTGGAACCCTTTTTCTTCCAGACTCTTGAAAAACGGATTCGGACTATGATATTTCCGTCCGCAGTTTTCACAGTACTGCTTGTACTTCTCATACAGCAGCGATCGGGATATTTTGCTCCCCTGCTGCCGTTCCAGGCACTCATCAACAAATGCCTTGACCGTATCAGCTGCGCGGTAAAGATCCTCCACACGCTCTTTTGCCATCGTACTCTCAGTAAACTCGCCATCGTTATAGAGCTTTTTCAAAGCTCCAACCGCCATCCAGATCGAATACCCGATCTCAGCCTGCAGTTTTTCTCCAAGCTCCAGATCCTTCTTCTTCGGTTTATTGTTCATCTCCAGGATCAGCAGACGCCTGTAGAATGCATTGGACTTCTCATCCAGGTTCAACGGGATCTTGTTGGCCGAAAAGATCAGCTTGGCATATGACCGGAATGGAACCGGATCCCGGCCCTTCCGCTCACAGATCATGACATCCTCGCCGGTCGCTTTCTTGATGTTGTCCACCTGCATCAGCGCATCCGATGAGATGTCCGCGCAGGCGTTTAAGAGCATTCCCTGAAGCATTGACGGATAGAACCTCTCGTTCAACGCCTGGAGGCTGATTCCGGAGCAGTTCGCAGCCCCTACGATGTCCTGGATTAGGTTGATCACCTTCGATTTTCCGGTACCGCCGATTCCCCGGATGATCATAAACCGCTGGAACCTGGTGTCACGCGTCATACTGTAGCCGATATACTGCCACAATGTGATCTGATCCGTGCGGTCCGGCATCGCATCATTCAGGAACTGGATCGTTGTCTTTCCCGCCTCTTCCATGTTCTTCCGGATCTCCATGTCCAATTTATGGGGAATCTGGTTGATGGACAGATACTCTGGCTTATGCTTATGGAGCTTCATCTCCCGGACATCAAACATACCATTCTGGAAGTTGATCCACCACGGCGGATATGCGTTTAGTTCCTCCATGGTCTTCTGAAGCTCCTGCTGCTCGATCAGCAAATTATAAACGGCCGACAGGATCCGGAATGTGATATAACGCTCCGGGATCAGCGCTGATATGACCGCCTTGATCTTGATCCCGTCCTGATCCAGGTAATAGCATCCATCCTGGTACAGATAAATCTCCCGGTCCATGACGAACATGCAGAGTGTATCCATCAGATAGCGGACCACAGCGATATCCTTGATCCCGTTCACCCGTCCGTCTCTTGCAAACGTACAAAACTGATTCTGATCCACTGCTGCCGGATTATCGTCCGTTCCTTCGTATCTCGCGATATACGCGTCCAGAGCTTTCTCAAGCTCGTCCTGCTTTTCGTATTTGGCCAGATACTCCTTACCCCGGAACAGGATATATCCATTCGTCTTATATGGGATCTGGTTGTTCTTCAGAGTCTCTTCCAGAAGATCATTCGTCTTCTTCCTGTCACATGCCAGGACAAACGTGTACTCAGAAAGCTCCGTTCCTGTATTTGTTGTGTCCCGGATCCAGTCGCAGAAAGATTCAGCCGTAAAATATCCGCCTCCGGATCTCGATATGTACAGTGACATATGACCGACCACCACGATCGCCTGGCAGATGGCAATATTGTCATGCACGAAGATATAGGACTTATCCGGACTTGCAGGCCGTTTCCGGATCAATCCGGATATGATCTTTTCATTCACTTGACCTTCCTCCCGGTATCGCCCGGTATTTTTCAATACCGTAGACTTTATATGCATCGGCAAACTGTGCCCATCCCTTCTGGTGCGCCAGCGTATGATGCACCCGGCACAGCGCCGCTATTTTCTTTTCTGAATCATCAACATGGCGCCTGTCGTTTCCCATGCCGATCGCATCGACATGATGGATCTCCGCATCTTTTCCGCAGATGCAGCATCTCCGGTACCGGATGCACTGGATCAGATAAGCGTCAATATCATCCGTCCGCTTTAATCCGGACTCTGTCAGGATCAGTCCCTCTTTCAGGCTGTATTCCAGAAGCGTATTGATGTACTCTCTTGCTTCCGTGATCGTACAATCTGAGAGGCTGATCACCTTATCTTGTCCCAGGCGGAGCATGTTCTCCACCTTCATGATCTCCTTTGCCGCTTCCACGGTGTAGCCCGTGTAATTGGAAATATCCCCTAATGTGGCATATGCCTTCCTGCGCTGTGCCGGTGTAATGCTCCGGCCGTCATCGACTCCCAAGGCAAGCTCTTTGCATCTCCTTTTCTGGATCAGCTTTCCGGCCTGCGTCGGGATCCGGATGCACAGGAAGGTTTCTCCATTCTGTTCCTTCGCCCATTCCAGAAATGCGCTGTAATAGGTCATACCCATCCCTCCTTGATCCGGATGAGATTCGGTGCGATAGCAATCTGGTTTGAGATCCGGACCAGGCGCATCAGGCGCTCTTCCTTTTTCTTTGAGAGTCTTGACATGCGCGGGTTGATCCGCAGCACCTTCCGACAGTCTGCCTGATACGAGCCGTTTCTCTGACTGATCGATACCACCTGATACACGATCGTATCAGACGATTCAAAATAATCGAATGCAACGGACTGGGCGATATAGCAGCCTGGATAGATCACTGCAAGGGAATGGTTTCCGTTCACCTTTTTCTCATAGTGGACCAGACGGAGACGCTCTCCTTCCGGTCCTGCTGCCACCGTGGATGTTCCATAACGTTTTTTCTCGTCATATCCTCCGGAATTCCAGATTCCATATCCTTCCTGGATGTGTTCCACGCAGAATGAGACCAGCGGATCCAGAGCTTCTTTCTCTTTCTTTTCCATCTCTTCGATCCTGCGCAGCCCATCCAGAACTCCCTTTTCAAGGTTTGCATCCATGTTCATTGCAGTTTCCGCCATGATCGCTGCAGTCATGATCTCCAGCTTCTGTGCATAATCCATAAGTCTCCTCCTTCAAATGCTCTTCACAGGAACGGCAGAGCCGGACATCTCCGGCATCCGCCCAGATTCTCTGTCCACACCGATCGCACTTGTACTGTCCCATTTTTTCTCACCCTCTTTTTACACCTCGTCCTGGGATGTGCCTTTAAGCCCAGCCATCAAGATTCCTTCAATCTGACGCGGCGTCAATCCTGCACCAATTCTGGTAATTTCCGCATCTTTTCTTAATTCATCAATAATGTCATCGTAAGCGCCTTCAGCTCCTCTCGGATGTCTTTCGGACACGCTTCTCACAATAAAATCAGAAATGTGCGAAACTACTGACAGGTTGTGATATTCCCCCAGAGAAAGGACGCAACTCATATCTCTATCCTCGACATATGCCATCGCTCCATCGCCGATCCGGCTTACCTTCTCCCCAGTTCCCAGATTTTCAACCGTTACCCTAACTTTCATCTTGATTTTCTTCTCCTGCTCTCATACAATAGAGTTGTAATATTTTTTACCTGATCCCCTACGAGTTGCCGCTCGCCATGGGGATCTTTTTTATCCAATAACCAGTCTGGCCAGGACATACACCATTCCCAGGCAGGACACGCTGCCAAACACACACATCATTTTTTCCATCGCGTTGTACAGTGTGTTCTGCCGTTCGATCCGGATGTGGATCTCCTTGAGGATTGCTCCCTCTTTGTGCAATTCGGACACACATACTCCCCGTGGATCACTGCATACCGGGATATAATCCAGATCCTTCCGCAGTGCTGGCAGAGCGCCTGCCGTACTCTGATCGTACTCATGCATCTTTCATTTCCTCCGTCTTTATTTCTTCTTTTCCCGGAATCCTACGGTAACCATCGCATTCGTATGGATCCGATCGGAAATATCCTGTTTCTTCTCTTCCGGAATAGTGTCAAATAAATATTCCTGTCCATCAATCCGAACATAATTCACAATTTTCACTTCCATCACACCACCCCTCTTTAATTTATGCGTGCCTTCCTACCTCTGTGTTTTCTCAGTCTGTTCAAGCGGGTCTTTAAAGTCTCAAGCCAGTATGCAACAGAATCTTTCAGCGTACTGGCTGAAACTTTGACCGGAAGAGCCTAGAAAATATCGTGAAACTGAAGTTATAAAAAATGTGCAATGGCTGTTCCCATCCAACTGATAAATGCTGCTGCAATGCTTAAGCCCATCGGTCCCAGTGAACAGCCTTTGCTCCTTATCGCCCAGACGATACTCATCACTAACAGCACAATGGCTGTTAATACCATCGAAAGTCCAACTATATCTCCTGCTGTAATTTCAGCCATGATTGAATGCATTCTCTTCACATCCCATTCTCCATCGTTCTCACGCTCCCTTCTCATCTTCTGTCGCAAACAGATAATCGATTGTCTCATTAGCTCCCAGAAATCTTTTGATCTTTACACATTCCTGAAGAGATAAATTGCTTTTCCCGTTTAACTTAAGAGACAGCGTCGTTGGTGTAATTCCAAGCTCTTCTGCTAATCTGCTCTGTGTAATTCCGGCTCTAGCTATCTCAGCCTCAAGATTTCTATACATCTCATCACCTCGCTTCTCGATTTTTCGTGATTACAATTTTAGTATAAACGATTTTTCGAGATTGTCAATTGGTTTTTATGAATTTTCGAGAATATTTTTTGCTTTATCAATTCTTTATATTGATTTTTCGAGATTTCAATGATATGATGTCTTTATAAAAAGGAGGTACGCAGATGAATGATTTAGAAGCATCTCTTAAAGAACTTATTATTGAACGCTATGGCAGCTTAAAACGTTTTTGCGAGATCATTGGTATGCCCTGGACCACTTTGGATAGCATTTTAAAAAGAGGCGTGGCAAATTCAAACATTAGTAATGTTCTGAAAATCACCAAGGAACTCTGTATAGATACTGAAAAATTAGTTGATGGAGAAATCGTCCATACTTCTCGTATAGATAAGCTGAATGATTTGGAATCTAAACCCACCACCATCGCCGCCCACTTCGACGGGGACGAGTACACCGAGGATGAACTGGAAGATATCCGTGCTTATGCGGAATTTGTGAGAAACCGAAGAAATAAGAAATAGGAGCTGATGCTGGTGACTGCAGCTGAGAAACTGGAACAGGAGGCATACGAACAGAATGTCCCTGTCGATTATGTGAAGTTTAAAAGCGACTGTCTTCACGGTCTTTATATAGATGGATCGATCGCGATCCGCTCCGGCCTGAGTTCCGCCCAGACTGCGGACACTCTCGCGGAAGAACTGGAACACCATTATACTTCCTATGGGAATATCTTGGATCTGAATGATCCTGCCTGCCGAAAGCAGGAACATCTCGCCCGTCTTCGTGCCTACGACCGTCGGGTCGGACTCTCCGGAATCATTTTGGGATATCGCAAACACTGTCACAACCTTCATGAACTGGCAGACTGTCTGGAAGTATCTGAGGAATTTTTAAAAGAAGCTTTGGAATGTTACCGTGAGAAATACGGATGCTATACAGAACTGGACGGCTATGCGATCATGTTTGAACCGCATCTGGCCGTGGTGGAGAAAATATGACGTTAGGAGGATATAATAAGATGATTACTTTTTCTTTCAATTCATCAGGAATTACATACGAACGCCCTTCTCGTAATAAAGGAAAAAATTTGACAGCGTTGCCAGAAACCTATTGTGTTATTGATATTGAAACTACCGGTCTCTCTCCAGACTTTGATTCTATCATCGAAGTATCTGGAATCAAATACGATCACGGAAAACAAATTGCTGAATTTTCATCCTTAATAAAGCCAGAAGAAACGTACGATGATGGTACTTATATTGATTCATTCATAGAGAAACTAACCGGAATTACAAATGAAATGCTCTCAACCGCTCCAGCTCCTCTCGGTGTTCTTAAAAAGTTTAAGAATTTTATTGGAGATTCCATTATTCTAGGACATAATGTTAATTTTGATATAAATTTCTTGTATGATAATTTTGAGCATTATTTATCTGAAACTTTTCGAAATGATTATGTCGATACGATGCGGATTTCACGTTTTCTTCATCCCGAAGAGGTTCATCATCGATTGAAGGACTTATCCGAAAGATATAATCTTGATTATTCAAAAGCGCACCGATCTCTTAGCGATTGTTTAATCACGCAAGACTGTTATTTGCATCTGCGTGATGAAGCAATAACCATGTTTGGCTCCCTTGATAACTTTCTCCAAAGTTGGAAGAGAAAAACACGAGGTGTTAAATCAAGCGATATTCATTCAGATCATACTGATTTTGATACCACTCATCCATTATACGGAAAAGTCTGTGTTTTTACCGGGACTCTGGAAAAAATGCACCGTAAAGAAGCCATGCAACTTGTCGCTGATGTCGGTGGAATCAACGCAGATTCCGTAACTAAAAAAACAAATTACCTTATTCTTGGGAATAATGATTATTGTCCACTCATCAAAGACGGAAAGAGTAATAAACAAAAAAAGGCTGAGAAACTTAAATTAGATGGAAATGATATTGAAGTAATTCCCGAAAATGTTTTCTATGATATGTTTGAAGATGTTGATTAGATGATATATTATCCACGGAAAGGAGTGTTTTTATGCCATTATTAAAAGATTACCATACTTCCGAAGATTATTGGAACCTTCCAGAAGGCGAGCGTGCCGAGTTGATTGATGGCAAATTTTACGATATGGCTCCGCCGAGCCGGATCCATCAGGAATTGGTTTCTGGTTTCCATTATCTGCTTCGTAAATACATTGCAGATAATCATGGATCATGCAAAGTTTATCCAGCACCATTCGCTGTCAATCTGGATGCAGATAACAAAGACTGGGTGGAACCTGATGTCTCCGTAATCTGTGATCCGAATAAACTGACGGATCGCGGATGCTCCGGAGCTCCGGACCTAATCATTGAGATTGTCTCTCCGTCCAGCCGTAAGATGGACTACAGCCTGAAGAACATGATCTATTCCCAGGCCGGTGTTCGTGAATACTGGATCGTAGATCCGGCAAAGGAAAAGGTTGTCGTCTACTGCTACGAAAACGACAGTGATCCCTGCCTTTATTCTTTCGATGCTGATATCCCTGTTGGAATCTATCCGGGACTCACGATCCGGATCCGAGATCTCTTGAAATAAATTAGCTGCACCTGTACAGCTTCCATAAATTGCAAAACCGCCCGGCGCTACCAACACCGAACGGCTTCGCATAGATTTTCTCTTGCCGGATGCCCGGAAAGATATAAATCAGACTTAAGACACCTGAATTATATCATCTCCAGAGCATCTCGGCAAGGGGTGTATTTTTTATACCCTAAAACCATATTGTTTACAGGAGATGATCTTATGGCACAAAATTTAAGAATTGGAGCGGCCTATATCCGTGTCAGCACGGATGATCAGGCGGAGCTCTCTCCGGATGCGCAGCTTCGTGTCATCATGGACGAAGCAAAAAAGGATGGTTTCCTGATCCCCGCTGAATACATTTTCGAAGAAAAAAGGGGAATCTCCGGAAGAAAGGCGGATAACCGGCCGGAATTCCAGAGAATGATTTCCATCGCAAAATCACAAGTTCCGGCACCGTTTGAACGTCTGTATCTCTGGAAGTTCTCCCGCTTTGCCCGCAATCAGGAAGAAAGCACGTTCTACAAGGGAATTCTCCGGAAAAAATGCGGAGTTGAAATCAAAAGTATCTCTGAGCCGATTGCAGACGGAATGTTTGGACGGCTGATCGAGACAATCATTGAGTGGTTCGATGAATATTACTCCTATAATCTCTCCGGAGAGGTCCTGCGTGGGATGACTGAGAAGGCACTCCGGAACGGTTACCAGGCTGTCCCATCTTTGGGGTATAAGGCAGTCGGAGGCGGAAAACCGTTCGTTATTGATGAAGAACGTTATCCGATGGTCGAATATATCTTTCAGGCCTATCATGATGGGCTGGATATGACAAAGATCGCCAGGAACTGTAATGACCGTGGATGGAAGACCAGGAGAAACAGTCCTTTTGAACGTCGAACGATTCTTCGGATCCTTCAGAATAAATTTTATGTCGGAATCGTGGAATGGAATGGGTACAGCTTCACCGGCACTCACGAGACACGTCCGTCTGTCACTGACTATTTCGAAGAAGCGCAGGAGCGGATCAAGCGGGAATACCGGCCGGCAAACCGGCGGGAAATTTCCACCTGCAAGCACTGGCTCTCCGGTCTTCTGCGCTGTTCGGTCTGCGGCGCCAGTCTCTCCTTTACACGCTCTGAAAATTTAAAGAAGCGCGGAGACACTTTTATGTGCTGGAAATATGCGAAAGGACTGCACAAAGGATCAACTTCGATCTCTGCAAAAAAAGCCGAGGCAGCTCTCATGGATTCTTTGAAGACCATCATCGGATCAAGAACACTGAAATTCGAACATATCAAAAAAGAAAACTCCGAAACCAGTAACGAACTCTCGATTCTGGACTCAGCTCTTTCAAGGGTTGCTCAGAAGGAGTCCCGGATCCGGGATGCCTATGAGGCAGGAGTTGACACACTGGAAGAATACAAAGAAAATAAAAGAAGGCTGGAAAATGAACGGCAGGATCTGCTTGCCGAGATCAACCGTCTGAAGGAACTAGCTGCCGCATCTCAGGATGATGCGCCGTCGACAGAAGAGGTGCTGAACCGGGTCGAGGATGTTTACGCACTCCTCTCCGATCCGAATGTCAGCTATGAAATAAAGGGAACTGCAGTCCGCAGCATCCTTTCCGAAATTGTGGTAGACCGTCAAAACCGGGAAATCCACTTCCACTACTATGCATAA